TCGTCGATAATGAGTAAATCTGCACCACGCCCGGTTATCGAACCACCGACACCTGCCGCAAAATACTCGCCCCCATGATTTGTTTCCCATCTTCCTGCAGCTTGAGAGTCTGCTCGTAGTTCAGTGTCCGGGAACACCGACTTATATTCCTGTTCATTCATCAAATTTCTGACTTTTCTACCAAAACGATAGGCTAGCTCTGCTGTATGGGTGGTTTGGATAATTTTCAATTTAGGGTTATGCCCCATCATCCAAGCGGGGAACAGATAACTAGCAAATTCTGACTTAGTGTGTCTTGGTGGCATGTTCACTATCAATCTAGAAATTTTTTTATCCTTGATGGCTTCTAATTTTTTAGAAATGATTTTATGGTGTCCCCCCTCTATGAAGTCGGGCCATATACTTTTTACGAAATTAGCAAAGGAGTCCCTAGAACTTCTTGCTGATTCTAGTTGAACCTTCTTTAGTTCTAACTTTTTTAAGAATAGCAAACGCTCTTCTTGAGACATCTGACTCAGATCTGGTAGAAAATCGCTCATCTTATTTCTGTATATTTATATACTAGCATACACACTATGTACTACTGAATTTAGGGTGTACCCCCTGCATTGTCAATTGTTATGTATTACTTCGTAATTCCTTAGTATCTCTTTAACCAAAAAAAATTTCATTCTTCAATTTTTTTTGGTTAGGCGAAAAAAAAATAATTTTCATGCACATGGATTTTTCGGCAGGTAGTCGCCCCTGCGCCACCAAAGGCGCAGGAACAGGAATTATAAATAGGTCGCTCTAATAAATATGATAATAAATATTAGAGCGATACAAATTAAAGAACTAATCATAATTAATTAGACGAAATAATTTTTATTTTATTCCTAGCTAGCAATATATTTTTTGTAGTCTTGGATAATATCCACCAAAGGAAAAACATTATCTGTTTCAATACATTCATCGATGAAATTATGAATTTCAATTTCAGTCATATTAATCAGTTCCTCATTTGTAGGAACATTATAATAATCTAAATTCGTGTATTGATTGTCAAGATCATCAAAATAATTATTGTATTGAAGTTTTGGTTTACTGAATTTAAAAACTTGATCATTCCAATAATCATTTGAAAACCAATTAGCCCCCCGATAATTTCCTACTTTCTCATTCACGATAATAAATTTTTTTGTTTTACTATCTAAGAATAAAAGTTTGTCATTACCAATATGATCTTCTAATTCTTCAATATAATTTTTTTGTAAAATTATATTTGGATTGTTTTTAAATACTTGTTTCAAATAGTGTTCGTTGAAGTGCCAAGTATCCGAACAATTTTTATGAACTAAAGGTATTGGTAATCGTGGTCCATTGTGCATAAATCCAATTGTTCTTTTATCATCTTGATAACTAATAAATGGGTGACAATTTTTTTTATTTGTCTTGCCTTCTGTTGTAAATCTAAAGTGCATTGCAATTTGATTTTTTGTTTTTGATCTATGTAAATTTAAAAAGTTTTTTACTTCATTAAAATTGTTTGGCACAAATTTATCTGAAATAAAATTATCTTTATTATCTAAATACATAACACCAAAGCCATGACTGTTTCTTTTGTATGCAATTTCTAAGTCTTTATAATTTAGAGATTGAACATCGTTAGCTAAAATAATTAAGCACATATTATATTTCCTCACTTTCTAATTCTATTTCTTCTTGGTTGTTATTTCTGAAATCAGTTATTAAAGTTTTAAAATTTGTATAAACATAATTCCATTCTTCAATATTTTCTAAATGATCAAAATGTTTACGATCATCTAAAAAGAAAAATAAGTTTTCAAATTTTCTACTTATGTTTTTTAATAACCAATCAAAATAATATTCCCAAGTTATATTCTCAGCATTATCTTGATCTGATGATCTGATCCACTCATTAACACTATGAACAAATTCTAAGTATCTGAAAAAAGATATTTTCTTTAAGTTCGATCTGAAAATTCTTATTTCAATTGTATTTTCATTATTAAAGTTAATAACTCTATACTTGAAATCATCACCACTAGTTCTTATTGGATCATCAAAGGTAATTGAAGGAACAAATCTACAGTATCCATAGCCCTCTCTACCTGCAATATCAACAATGAGATTTTTATTTTTAGGATGATTATAAAAACAATTTAATCTTCTTAACTGATTTTCTGTAAAAACATTACGATTAAAATGCCAATGAATGCCACATTGATAACCATCATATCCTTTACAATATTGAGCAGGATTTAATTCGAAAAAATCATTCCAAAATGTTTCCTTGTGATATTCAAAAGAACAATTGGTAGATGACATTTCAAATCCTTTTTCTTCATCTAAAGAACCATCTCTTTTGCATAAAATGTTTTCAAATCCATCGTAGTTAAAACATTCATTGAATTTTTCAACAATCTCATATCTTGATTGATCACGATATGCTTGTAATTCAGTTTCATTACCATAAAACAAAATTGCATTTTCTTTGCCATGCGAATATTGAACATTTTTTGCATTGTAAGGCTTTAAATTGTTTCGTTCTTCATGACACTCACAACCGTCATTTTCATCATAGTTAGTCTCGCAATCATCACAATAGCGAACTCGCTCATCGTAGCAGGTTTCACAGTATTCATCATCCCTACTATCACAACAGCTTCTATGATCTTGATGTTCTACTTCCTCGCATACATCACAAGTAAAATAGTTATTTTCAAATGCCTCTCTACAAATGTAATTACCATTAACCATTTCAATAATGTTTTCATTGCGTTCAATTTCTAATTCATTGTGATAATCACAATAAAATATTTTTCGATCGTAGATTTCTTGAAGGCTTGGATTTAATAATTTAATTAAACAATTTTGATAGGTATGTTTTAAAGTATTAAGACATTCTCTATCTTGATGTTTAGTCGCAAATAATAAAACTCTATAATTGATATATGATAGAATTTTTTCATTTAATTCTGAATTAGAAGTATTTCCATTCAAAATTTCATTCTTTATTTCTCGTATATTCATTGTTTTTTCCTTTGAATATTTTTGTTAATTACCTTGTAATATATAGGAAAAATCCTATATTTAATACAGTTAATTTAAAAAAAGTTAGGATAAAAAAATGATTAATAAATCAATGACTGATAGAGAAATCAAAATAAAAGAGATTGAAAGAACTATTAAATATTGGCAGGGAAAAATTCGATATGCTCAAATGAGAATTATCGAAAATGAAAAAAAATTAAAAAATTTATAAAACACGCCGTGCCTTATAAAAGTAATAAAAAATTACCAATCACACGCCTGACGGCAGCTCTTAAAGTAATAAAATGTTACTGAAGGTTAGGTTTTTGATCCGGTCTTAAAAATAATTTTTTGAAATGCTGGAAGCAATGCACAAGCACAGGCAGTCAGTCGCAAGCACAGGGAGCAGTCGCAAGCACACGAGCAATGCGCACGCACAAGCAGAGGCACAGGCTCGGCCTAAGAGCTAAGCTGCCTGGATGCCGGGGGGCAAAAGTAATAATTGATGACGAATCAGAGCTGCCAGCAAAGCTGCTGGAGTCATAAAATATGACCATTTTTTTATTGACCGGGGAGAGCTGCTGTGCTATATAATATCCCATAAGTTAAATTAACTTATCGCTTTAATGGTTCGGAGTTCCACAGCGTTAAATAGGAATTCTAGGTTTTTGTGCGTTTCCCCTCACCTGAAACGCACACAGAAAGGACAAAAGATGATCACAAAAAAACATCTCAAAGAACTGGCCGACATCGTTTATATGGCTCAGCATTCGTCTATGGTATCAGATCAACCACACGCAGATCTAGAAACTATTTCAAACGAAATAAAAAGTTTCGCCAAGCGACACGCACCAAACTTCGACGAGTCCAGGTGGAACGATTACATGTATAAAAAACACGCATGTGCGGTGCCAGTTCTTGCACATGTGCGTAAGAAGATCAAAGAATTAGAAAAGTAATAATTTATTATGGATCGGGGCTCAGCTGCCCCGGTCCCAGATCAGAAAAAAAATAAAAATAAAAAATTAATCAAGGAACATGCACAAGCACACGCCTAATCTCAGGCTCAAGCACATGCGTCCAGGGCTGACGGATCACGAACAAGGGTTCAACCTCTTTGTAGTTAGTCACAAGCTCACGCACAAGCGCCCCCGGCCAAAAGAAAATGGCCCTCTCTTCCACCCCCTTTGCCATAATAAAATTGTCCTGACAAAGAGAATAACGCTTTAAATTCCACGAAATTTGAAAGGGCGATAGATCGAGTTTGTTTCCTTTTGTTAGCTTGAGTTCGACCCAAAAAGAAATGTTTCGTTTTAATTTATCATCAACAAAAACACCAAGTAAATCAGGGATACCGGGCGTTCCATATGTTTCCATACGAGTCCAAGAAATATTAGGAGTTATTGATCTAACATTCTTCCAGAAAGTCGATTCCTTTCCTCGCTTTGTTAAGGAACCTTTTTTCTTTTCTTTGTCTTTTACTGATCGTTTCTCTTTTTTCAACAATGCGAACTTCGTCTCCTTCGACAAGGACGAGTCGGACTCCAAGTTCTTTTTGTTTCGGTTTGAGTTTATTCCCGGCTCCACCAATCGTCTTGCCACCTATAACTCTATTTCCCTTAGAGGTCTTAATATCAAAAAAGTGAGTTCTGCCATTCGATGGGTTGACAACCACAATATCAATTGGACCCTGCTCGCAAATGTTTGTATAGACGTAATAACCTTGTTCAAGAAATTTGTTGATCGCTTTGTTCTGACTGATCGTTGCTTTGTATTGCCTCGGATTCACTCGTATTCATATCCCTGTTGTCGATGATAGCCGTTTTTCTTAAATCTTGCAACAGAGTATCAACCTCTTCCAAAGTCAAATTATCAATACCTTTCCCAGTCTTCTTCTCTTTTTTTTCATAGTATCCTGCAGCTTTACCTCTACTAATCTCAGCAGCTAAGGCAGTCTTGAGGTCTGGCTTCATATCAAATTCATTTATATCTTTACTGTTAGGATTCTCTGCACGAAGACCAATCTCGTGGAGCCTACGCATATGTGTAGCCGGGGAGATCTTGTATTTATTCCAAAGGTCTTCTTGTAATGCTCTGATATAGGCATGTACTTTAGGAAACTCTTTTGCGCTTTGTAATTTGGAAGCAGTTATTCTTGCTGAATGTTCAGCATATCCTGCCATAACAGCACATTCAGTTGCAGTCTTTCTATTCTCTTGAGCAACAAGATGTTCAGCAAAAGCTACTTGTTTTGGGGTGAGTTCATCTCTCATAGCTGAGAGTTCCTTCGTCAAGACTATTTCATCTCCAGGTTTTCTAAACTTCATATATCCCTTATAAGAAGAAATATAACAAAATCAATAACATTTTAATTACAGTTCAGATCTGCGAGCCCCCTCAGAAGAATAAGTTATTCTTTCGAAGAATGACTAGAAGAATGAATATTTGTACTACTATTGTTGATATACTTTGATAATAGCTTGTCGAAGAATGAAAGAATGGATTTCGTAGATTTTAAAAAAAATATTTTTTATTTTGAAAATATTCTTCTTATAGGGTATCTTGTTCTTTGTCCATGGTCAGTGGTTAGTGATTCGTTCTCCTTTCACGAGTCCTACAATACTTTTCCTCCTTTCTTTTTGTTTAACACTACATGACCTTGGGCATTGACTTATATATAAAAATACCTATATTAAGGAGTAGAAATGGATTTAACAGTTAGGATTGAACCTCGAAGTGATAAAAGCTTTTCTAAAACCTTTATTGGAGATAAAGAAAAGATTTTACCCTACGTTAGGCGTTACATTCAAGAACATGAGCACCTAGAAATCGAGGTCGTATCTAACGAAGAAAATTCAGATATAACTTTTGAAGAGTTATTTATAAACGACGTAGTAAATTTGAGAGTAGTAGAATGAGCGAAGAAAAAATTATACAGTTTAAGAAACCGACGAAAAGAAAAAAGCCGGTTCTTGATAAAGACAAATCGTTTGTCGCAAGACTACCTTATCCATTAACGATACATACATTAGTGGATATCGTAGAGCGTATGGGCGTTGAGTATGAGGGCACGGTATTGCCCGGCTTAAAGTTCATACAAAGAAAAATAACCAAACTAGAAATGGAGAAAGACGATGAATAAAATAATCATTATGTTGCAGCTATGCCTGCCTAATGACGGAGCAGTAGAATGTATCTTTTCAAAGCATGATGTTCCTGATTATCAAACGTGTGAAAAAGAAATAGAACAGTTAGAGTATGAGTTCTCTGATATGGCTGAGCTATTTAACGTTAGCTGCCAAGAGGTGAAAGCATGAAATATAACTACGATCACATAATAAAAATTTTAAAAGAAAGATATGGTTGGACAAAGGTGCCATTGATTGAGTTCGAATGGTGGAAAAAAATTAAGGATGTGAGGTTCTAAATGATTGACAATAAAAATCAAATACAAATGTTTCTACATTGTAAACAATGCATGGACGAACTGCCTCCAGAAGTTTCACCAAGAGAAAATGCTAGGCTTGAGATAGGTTGGACAGTCCATGGATTTCAAGCATGGTGCGTGAGACATGATTCAAATGTTTTGAATGTAGACTTCGAGGGGCATAAACATCCTGCAATTACTACTCGTATAAAGGAGAAAAATTAAATGTATAAATATTTAGATATCCCCGGTTGGTTTAATATGCACGACGCCTATATGAACATCGTCAAATACGTGGATGACGGACAAGATATAGTCGAGATTGGGTGTTTTGCAGGAAGATCAACAAGGTTTTTGTGTGATGCTCTAGAACTAACTGGCAAACATAATGTCAAAGTTCATGTCATTGATACCTTTGAAGGCTCGGGTATGGAGCATGCTGATGTTAATTTAAACAGTATGTACGACGATTTCATGAGAAATCTACAAGATCACATAGACTCTGGTATGGTTCAGGTTAATGTCAATAAGTCCGATAATCAAAATATCCTTGATTCTTTTGAGGATAATTCTATAGCTGCCGTGATTGTAGACGGAAATCACACCTTAGAAGTAGTCGAAGATGATGTCACCAATTGGTGGCCGAAAGTAATGGAAGGTGGAATTATGATCGGTGATGATGTACGATTAGATTCTGTGCGACAGGGTGCTTTTAAAGCTTTTAGTAAGCATGGAATTAAAGATGTATCTATTATTATGGGAGAAGAGGGTTGGTTTGCAAAGATAAAACACCAGGACGCAACCAAACTAGAGGGGCAATTAAAGTTGATCCCCGGGCAAAACTCTATGAAGTTAGATGGCTAGACGCCTATGAAATGGAATCGGGGTGGCACAGTATCGAAGATGCAATTAAGATCACGCCCCCCGAGGTCTGTTCTGTTGGCTACATTCTTAAAGAAACAGAAGAATACATCCTGTTGGCAGCCGATATTGGCTCCGATAAAATGGATAATGACGTTGGTCGGGTGCAAGTGATCCCCGGTCAGTGGGTCGTGAGCAAAAAACAAATAACTTGAACATAGAAATCATCGAGACTTCAGCAGCCGTCGCTTGTAAATTAAACGAGCTATGGCACTCAAGATTACCACAACTTCATCCTAGTAATGTATGGAGATCTAAAAATTATATCTGTTTTTTATTCATGATCGACGAGGCAGTAGTCGGTGTCGGCATCTGGTCTTCCCCGGTAGCTCGTATGTTGAATAATAAAATATTACTAGAGCTCCGTCGACTAGCTCTGAGCAAACATTGTCCCAAGAATACAGCGACCTATGTTCTGGCTCGAATGACTAAAAACATTAAAGAAAAGTTTCCAGAAGTAGAAAAACTAATATCTTATCAAGATACAGAGGTGCATTTAGGCACGATTTATAAAGCAGCTAATTGGAAACAGACTAATACGAGCACGGGGGGAGAGTGGACTCGACAGTCAAGAGGAAGAACTAAAGCACAAACATCTGTCCCAAAAGTTCGATGGGAATATTCTTTATAAAAAGTCAAGTAATTTATTTAAATTTTACTATAGATATTGACTTGCAAAGTTTGATATACTAGAAGTTCTCATGAAAAAATATGATCTAGACCACAAGGCCTTGACGCCCTTTGAACTCAGAAATCTCCTGATCGCTTCACTACAAAATCAACTATCAATCGAAAGAGGTAAAGACAAGTGTCTCTGTGGCGAGGATGAGCCTGCAAAAAAAGAAAGAAAACAAGAATCTAATCTAGCTGCGGGCGATTAGTATTAG